GTCCATGCCTTCAAAGAGCGTTGGCTCTTCTTTAGTGCCATCTTTTTTCTCCTGAGTTAGCCTTACAAGCGTAGCAAATTTTTCATTCGCTTCAGCATACTTATCAATCGCTTTGTCCATCTCTTCAAGCAAATCCGGGTGTTCGCCCACAGCGACTGCATTGTTGAGATAATTAGTGAGTACATACGTTGCATCTTTCATCTCCGCTTGGTATTTAAACAACAAAGCATCTACGGCTAGTTTAGGTAAAGACATTTATTTCTCCAAATACTTTAGTATACGATTCTAGATAGAAGAAGTCAACACAACAACAAAACAGGCAACCATTGCTACAATTGCAACTACAGCTATTGCTGTTGCTTTTGCTGCTTCCCAAAACTCGTGTTCTTTACGAGCCTGTTCTATCTTTCTTTTCCTCTCTGCCTCTTTTGCTTCTTGTATTCTTTTGGCACGTTCGTTTACAATGCCTGCCCACGTTCCGGGTCCAAATCTCATATCTATAAGCACAGATACTTCGCGTAGTTTTTCAGCCGCCAACTTTGCATCGATAACTTCTTGTGCAACAGAGTTTACACTAAAGGTATCTACACCTGCTTTTTTGTTACGTGCTTTTTGGGCTTCGTGTTCTCCGCGAAACAAGTCATCAATGTGACCCGCCATCTGACCAATATCTTTAACAGTGTTGATATTAGACTTAATAAAGTCTGTGGCCTGCTTTACGAGAGCGATTCCTGTCAGTACTTCTGCTACAACCATAAATCACTCCACAATCTTTACAATATAGTTTTTACCGTCTGCACCCTTGCTAATCTCAACTGTTTTGTTTTCACATGAATATCTAACTGTGCCTGTATCCTTGTATAAGTTTCGTTCTATAGTACGTTTAGCTTTCAAACAATTAGATAACCGTTCGTAGGCTGTATGTTCTGCTATGTGACCTGATAAGTATAATATCAATGTGATGGTTTCAGTGACCATTTCTCATCTTCTCAAGACGGGCTTCTATGGCACTAATACGCTTCTCATAGAACTCCAGTGTTAGTTTTTGTTGTTGGTCGTGGGGTAGTCGACCTTCATCTGCCTGTACGGATAATTCGTCTAGCTGTTGTGCGAGGTGTTCGATTAACATGAACTGCTCAGAGTCTGCTGGCAAACTACCCATCTCACCTCTGGGCCACTTGATACGAAACTCGGTGTTGTGGTCCACATTTGACTTCATCATAGTGATGTTAGTCTCGATGGTGTTAAGACGCTCTATAATTCCAAAGTATGCCCAAGTAGCGAGAGATGCTGCTGCAACCATGCTGATGATATTGCGAAGGGGTAACGCAACTTCTGTGTTCTCGCTTAATCTTGGGGCCATTAGTTCTTATAACCGCCACCCGCTTTTTTGTAAGCAGAAGCCAGCATTTGCGCTTTTCTTGCTGACCATTGTCCCGGCTTGCCGCCTTTTCCGCCTGCCTTGATACGGTTGAACAGACGCTTTCTCATGCTGGGCTTTGTATAGTTGCCTGCCTCATTAACACGGCTTTTGCTTTTCTTTACTTTTCCGCCTTTTTTAAGACCGACGGGTTGTTTATATTTACCTTCAGTCAGCTTATGAAAAGTTTCAGGGGCAACAGGTGTATTAAATTCATGAACCGACTTACCGTCTTTTTCAGATTTTCGCATCTGCACAGTGGGTTTTGTTTCTATAACTGCAGGGGGTATAGAACGTTTTTCATAATTTTGCCCTTTCTTACGTTTTTTTTCGGTTCCTAAAGGGTCTCTGTATTTAGCTGGTTTTAACATACTAACTCTCCATCACGCATAGCGTTAGCCAAACGTACCGCCCGTTGTCCTACTTGTGATGCCCAACGCGAATCGAGCATCTCAACTGCTGCTAAAGAAAAGTCGCGGTCATGCACAGCTTTCCACATGTTTTTAAATTTGTTTAATCTTGGCATACCAAGGTTTATTGCCATGTCTAAAAGCACACGGCAGCGAACATCATCAAGTCCTGCTGTACAGGGGTGTGATGCCACTAACTCTTTTTCTACAATATCTATGTCGTTGGATAAAAGAAAACGAGCGTGGGTTTCTGTTATCCCCTGCTCGTATATTTCTGCTTTGAGCATGTTCATAAAAGCTAGTTCGCCGTCGGTGATACCTCGGTCTTCAAGGTTGCGACCTATACCAATCGTGTCAATACCAAGATGGTCCTTGTACACTTCTAGCTTCATACCCTCATGTAAAATTAACTGGTCAATCAGAGCCTCACGATTGTATTTCATTTTGCGATTCTCTCTTGCTTGCTCTTCGGTTGTTCTTTGGGAGTGGTCAAATACCATTAGTTAGACTTCTCTGCAGAAGATGCGGCTTTTCTCCCTCGCGAGTCTTTTGAAAGTTTTTTATCTTTTGTATCCTCGTCTTTTTTTGAATCTGTTATAGCATCATGTATGGCTGAACCAACACCTGCAACTGTTCTTCCAGCTACGTCTGCTAGATAGCCTAGTAAAAGATTTGTCATTTTATTTACCTCTAGATTCTCTACCTAAATAGATGCCGTACACACCGGTCATGACACCCATAATTACAGATACAAACGCAGACTGTTGTGTTGTCGGGTCTTCTAAGTTCATAAACCATTCTGCACACCGCCATGACATTGCAACAGAAGCAATCATAGTTAGCTTGGCTGTAACATTAAACTGCAGCCATCGTTTCCACCAATCAACCATTATTTTTTACCAAAGAATTTAGTTGCACTACGTACACCAAATGAGGCAGCTACAATTACCCCCAAGCTATACTGATACCATTCGGGCATCATTTCTAACTGCAAAAACCCATTTGCCACAACCTCTTCCATACCGGGTATGAAGGCTAGTATCAGCGGGATACTAAACAGAATTACTAGCCACTCGTCTTTCCAACTTGATGATGAAGCACGGGCCATCTCTAAGTCCCAATCGATTTCACCTGTAGCTTTCTTCTGCATAACTACAGCTTCCGCTTGAGCCTTGGCTACCTTTGTAGCTGACTGTGCTTTCTTCTCTTCTACCTTGCCCTCAAGCCATGTAGAAGCGATGTTGCTTATGGGTCCAATCAATGCAGTTAACATTTCCATCTCTTCCTTGCTTGACGCAAACGGCTGTTAGGATTCTTCGCTGCTTTAGGAAACTTCTTCATCTGCCCAGCAGACCTAGCGCAAAAAGATTTACGCCGTTTAGCATCTTTGCTACCCGGCTTTACTTTTCCTGTTACTGCTGTTTTTAATTTGGAACCGGGGTTCTTTCGCCGATAAGCAGCCACCCCAGCCTTAGTCATACCAGCCCCTGCTTTCGTTGGTCGAAAGTTCTTTTTGTTACGGGCTGGCATCTTATCCTGTTTACGAGCCATTACTTTTTCCTAGCTGTTTGTGCTGCACGTCTAAAGTTAGCTTTGCTTGGCGCACCCTTACTTCCGGGCTTACGCATAGTCTCCCCGCTACCCGCCTTTATTCTGCGTTTTTTAGCAGCTATGTTGGCATATAGTCCACGTCTAGCCATGACTACACTTTTACTAACTTGTAGCCTTTTGCTTTTGCAGCAGAACGAATTGATGCAAGAGTCATCTTTGCACCGCCCTTTGCCATGCCCTTAGACCGCATTTTTGCTTTGCCGCCTTTAGCCATACCTTTAGAACGCATTTTTGTTTTACCGCCTTTAGCATATCCTTTAGATTTCATGGCAGAACGTCCACCACGAGCCATGCCCTTGCTCTTTTTATTCATCATCTTCTTCATCGTCTTGCTCCGCATAAAGATTGTTAAATACCCTTGCTGTATCACTCACATAATTAGGGTCTTGTTTTGAATGGTGTACCCACTGACTTGGTGCAAAATCCGGTGGGCCTTCTCCGGTTACAAACCACGCAGGATTAGTAACCCGGACTCTATTGTTGGGAAGAGCAACCATGTTGCCTGTCCACTTACCTGCATCCAACAATTCCAAAACATGACTTTGTTTATGTTGAGCAGGGTCATCAGCTACCTCAGTGTCAGTGTAATCGACAGTAAAGTAATACTTTGCAGGATAAAACTCTCCGTCTATCTTTGCCAACCAAGGGCATGGTGTTGCTCTATTTAAAACAAACACCGAATGATGGTGTGATTGGCAATCCCAAGGTTGTGCAAGATGGGTAGGTATTGGTTCAGGCCACTCATCTAAAGGCGTGTCACCTACAAGTGCAGTCAAGGGCATCCTAGCCCACATAGCACCACCATGTACATTTTCTTCTTCTTCGCATCCAGTAAACAACAATTGAAAGCTAAGAGTTCGCATCGGCAAGGTCGTTATCCCTATTGCCATTGCATGAAGAAATTCTCCTTGATATCGGTCAAAGTTTGTTGTGTATTCTCTCCGTACCCAAACTTTAAAATACGGTATGTTGCTTGTAATGTAATTCATGATTAGGTAGAGTACTCTTGCTTGAGTTGTTGTGAACACTTATAGCTAAATTCTACAGGGGGTATAATCACCCTTTGTAAATCTAAAGCCATCACTCTCGCTCTATCTTCACATTCTTTTAAGGTTTTATATGGTCCTCTATTGTCTTGAAATTCTACGCACTCAAACGCAGCGACTATAGAACACACTTTAACAAATGTAATAAACATGGTATATCTCCCGGCAATGTTGTTTGCTTATATCACAAATTTCCGGGTTTGTCAAGGGGCAAGTTGCCCTGCCCCCCGACAGTGTTATTAGGCAAAAGTTGCCGCAGTTTCTGCAGTTCCCATTTCTGCAATAACTGCAAAGACACGAACCTTACCATCGAAAGTTGCAGTATTAGCAATCAAGTCGATAGTATCAGCAGCGGTATACAGCTTTGCTGTGCCTGCTGCGTTATTGATTTCGTGGCCTGTTGCTGTGCCAGATAGAGCAGCAACGTACAAATCGTCGTCATCGTCATCACCCAAGTCAAGAACTGGAGAACCAGTTGATGCTACAGTGAGAACCTCCACACCTGCCATGAGGACAAGTGTGTTAGCCTTCATCTCAAATACTTCTACTGAGTCAGAAGTAGTCAAGTTAGTTGAAGAGAAGTCAAGTACGACTTCGATGATTTGAGGCTTGATGCCCAGCGGGACACCTGCGACAGCACCAGTTACGGTATAAACAGCCATTTCTAAGTCTCCCTATTAGTCAGTCTTAACGACACCTTGAACGATAGCTTCTGGGCGAATGACCTTACGACCAAACACATGAAGTCCACGAACAATGTCGCTAAAAGTTTCGGTTGAACGTACAACTTCAGTCTTCGCGATATGCGAAGCAGTTGCAGTTGAGGACATATGTCCAGCAAGAACTACAAAGTCGTTCGTAGTATCTTGTGAGGTGATAGTCACAACGTCAGTTCCTGAGTTGTTCAGGGCAGTAGACTTGTAACAGTTGAAGCCAGCAATATTGCCAGCCATTACAAGACCGTTGCGAAGAGGCGTAGTGCCGTCACCAGTTACCTGAACCTCTGCGAACTTAGCACCAGCTTTGAACGCATTTTCATAGAAAATCGGAGGTGCTACAAACCAGCGGTTCTCTTCTGGAACAGTCTGGTCGTCAAGGATACGAGCCATAGTCATCAGCAAGTTTACAGCAGCATCTTCGTTACCACTACCAGTGATATCGATAGGTGCGCTAGCAGTACCAACAGAAGTACCAGTATTACCAGCGTTATCTGCCATATTTTGCAGGATGTT